AGATGAGCAAGTGCTTACGCAAGATTGGCACAATCTGACTCGAATCTGAGTCATAAAGTATAAAGAATGAACCACAAGTTCATTCTTTTTTTCTATTCTTTATACTATTATTTCATGGCAGGGTTAGCGTGGCTTACTTGTCGTCGTCGAGCTTCGTGCTCTCGTCTTCCCTTGTGTCCTAAGTCTAGCAGACCGTGGGACCTGCTGCGGCTGCCGTAACAACACTTAACACTCTGGCGGATTGTGGTCGGATCTCCTGCCAGACGTTGACGGTTGCCACCATTGCCGGTATTGTGGTGAGGTAGTTTCGTCTGCCGCAGGTAGTCGCACCATGGCAACCGCCACCACCACCGCTCAAACGTTTGTTGTAACTGCCAGGAAGGAAGTTATCTCCTTCACGTCTACACTTTCAGATCAGAGAGTGTACGACATTCTGTCTACTTTGCGGTCGGCATTTGCCGTTAGTTTGCTCTCAAAGTGGGGCAGACTGTCTGACGCCCAGTATGCTTGGGCTCACAAACTTGCCGTGGATGCGGATACCGAGACTGCGGTAGATTCTGACAATTCGTATAGTTTTGAGCAGCTGTTTTCCGTTTTTCGTATTGCTCGGCAATCGCTCAAGCGAGTTAAGCTGAGAATGGAAACTTTCAATCTTTCAATCTCCCAGGACTTGCAGTCAATTTGGGTTACTTCCGCCACTGAAATGGAAGAGGGAAGGTATGGTCTTCAGCCAAAGTATCTTGGCAAGATCACAGCGAACCGCATCGCTGATAGTGTACCTGATGACATCAAAACAGCTATCCTGGCTGTTGCAAACGATCCGCTGTCTGCTGCGGTACGTTATGGCAAGACTACCGGGAATTGTTCATGCTGCGGTCGCACTTTGACCGATCCGGTATCAGTTGAGGCTGGAATTGGCCCCATCTGCAAGACTAAATGGGGGATGTAAGTTCATCGGGAGAGTATAGCTCTCCCTTTTTTTCTATTCTTTATACTATTATTTTATGGCAGGGTCAGCGTGGCTTACTTTCGTCACTGGGCTTCGGACCCTCGTTTTCGCTTGTGTCCTAAGTCTAGCAGACCGTGGGACCTGCTGCGGTTGCCGTAACAACACTTAACATTCCGTTTTGGTAGCAACCGATACAGAATCGGGAGCCGATCCGGTCTACCTTTAGTTGGTCGTTAGGGGTTCCTCCCTTGCCTGCTCTGTTCGCTAACCTCCCTCAGACTCTCGCCGAAACCGGCGTTGCCGATGTCAATGGCCAGGTATCATGGGAGTTTGCTCATGCCCTTGTCACTTTCCATGGCCAGTCTCAAGTTGACCAGTTCTGGTCAGAGTATGGTGGCCCTGATCATTGGCAGACATGCAAGATCGATCTAGGAGAGCTTCTGGTCTTCCTGGGCTATTGACAAACAGGGGGCCAACTCTGGCCCCCATTCTTCACACTTAGCAGTGTGCTAGAACAGTATAAAAAACAGTTGTTTCGACGATGTAACGATCTAGGCGTGGCGCCTAGCGTATAAAGAAAAAAGGTACCATATAAGCTATAAAAGTAAATATCGACCTCATAATATCTCACTCATAAAAAAATTCCCCCCATATTTTTTCAAAAAATCCCCCCAAAAAATCTGCCCATAAATACCTGCATATATCACATTATCAATGAGACATGGAAAAGATATATCACATCTACATTAAAAACGAGTGCAAATATCATAGTCTATCAGAAGATCAATTCAATATTATCTGGAATTACTTAGATAAACTCTGTTGGATCGCAGAACTCAATCGAGAAGACATTGATTATGAGGAGCTGGAGACACCCAGCAGATACCTCATAAATAGTATCGAGCATTGATGCTGACAAACACTACATTCATTTTATACTAACATGGCGAAGGGATTTCAGGTAAAGACAAAAGAAGAACCAAAACAGGAATGGGATTTTGATAAAATCAAAGAAAGAATGAGAGGAAAAACCATTGCAATCTGTATTCCAGGTAGGCAATGTTCCTTTGTATTCATGAAGGCCATGATCAGACTGTGCTTTGATCTGGCAAATAACGGAACTGCATTTCATCTATTTCAAGAATACTCATCCATGGTAAACTTTGCTCGATGCAGAGTATTGGGTGCAAATGTTCTGAATGGTCCAAATCAGAAACCATGGAATGGGCAGATTGATTATGATTGGCAACTATGGATAGATAGTGACATTGTATTTGATTCTGATTCATTCTGGAAACTCTGTGATCTTGCATTTCCAGCAGACGCAATTTGTCCCGAGACTAATGAAATTGATGAAACAAAAGTAAATCATGTTTCTTCTGGTTGGTATTGCACAGAGGACGGACATTCTGCTGCTGCTGCTCATTGGTTGAATGAAGATGAGTTTCGTAAGAATGGTGGTATGATGAAAAACGAAACCGTAGAATCCATGGCAGCAAGAAAGAAGCCATTCAAATTGGATTATGTCGGATTCGGATGGGTCATGATCAGAAAAGGTATTTTTGAATCATTACCTTATCCATGGTTTGCACCTAAATTGCAAGTATTCGAAAACGGTGCAGTGCAGGATATGTGCGGAGAAGATGTATCTTTCTGTCTAGATGCCAAGGCAAATGGATTCGAAGTCTGGTGTGACCCTCGAATTCGTGTGGGTCATGAAAAGATGAGAGTCATATGATGAATGTATTCTATCAAGGCAAGATGATTCATAAGAATCTGAGCGAAGAGGAATTACTTGAGGTTTTATTAGATCTCGCAGAAAAGTCTTATGATGGAAAGATGAATAAGGATGACATTGAGCTAAGAGAGGACAGTTCATCAACTGTCCACTGATGCCCCTCCTTTCTTATTTTCTCTGCTATCATATACAGGTAAACAATTTGAGGCTTATGAAAAATGGCTAAACTCGGAACAAAGAAGACAGCAAATGGTGTGGTGCGGCTGGAGCCGAAGCCCAAGAACACTCGGCAGGGACAGGGAAACAACACAAAATATGCGGCGACAAGTAGGAATGGTGCCCGAAAAGCGTACCGTGGTCAAGGTAAATGATTAAATAAGAGTATCATTAGATACTCTTTTTTTTATGTCTACAGAAGAATATATTTTAGATTGGATTGACGAAATCTCCGAGAAAAGAAAAGAATTGGGTGATTTTGCGATATGTCCTTATGCGAAGAAAGCCGTTTATAAAATTATAGAGACAGAAGTGGAAGACATTAGTCCAGAAGCCCTAACTGATTATGACGTTATCATTTACGTCATTGATGATGATATGACAGTTAAAGAGATTAAGACCTGGATTAAATTTTATAATCTAATGTATTCCGAATGGTGTTTCTTTTGTGATTCAAAGAATGAAGTTAATGAGCTGAATGGAATACGAACAAGCAATCAAAGATTCAATCTCATACTTGCTCAGCCAAAGAAAAAGCTGCTTCAGTTAAGAGAGCAGCTAAAGAAGACTGATTATTATTCTTATTGGCCAGTCAATTATTACAATGAGATTGTTGGTGATTAGGGTTTTCTTTTTGGTTGAGTCTTTGTTCTTCTGTCTTTACCTTTTGCTCTCATCGTTGGTTGTGGATTTTTATCAATTGATTTATTTGCAGTATTCTTATCGACCATAACATAGGACCCTTGTGGTTGACCTTCTCTTGGTGTAAATCCACCATGAGCTTTTGGAACTTTTACAACATTCGCACCCTTTTTAAATGCTGATCTTGCCTGATCCACAGCACTAGTTGGTTTATTTTTATTTGCGGCCAAATCTTCTTTCGACGATGTTGCTACCCAGTTTTTAATTTTTTTACCAAAATTTATGGGAGAATCAGTTCTTGTTACTTTTGGATTTACCAATCTTAAGTTTACTCTGGATGATCCATAGTTAGATCCAACTCTAGAGGATGGTGTAGTATACACAATATCTTTTCTATCGTCGGGATGATACGTACCAGTGGATGGTGAATCTTTAAATCCAGATTTCATGATTTCATTTTTACTTGATGAATCAGTATAATGAGCAGTCCGAAGAACTCTCATTCTTTTTGCTTCTTCAATGAATTTAGAAAATGTCTTCATAGCTGACCCTTTAAATCTTGAATTCTTTTTTGAATAGATGCAGAACGACTGGCTGATGTACGAATTAATGCATCACTTGCCCTGTCAAGTAAGTTTGCATCCTTTTTTGCGGAGTTTTCAATTTCTTTTCTTTGTGATCTAATTCCAGGTCTAACTTTTGCAAATGGTTTTTGATCTAATTCTTTCACTCTTGCGGCATGAAGTTGAATGGTTCTTGCTAGTTCTCCAACTCTTTTATTGACTCTTTGTTCTTGTTCTGGTTTTAAATCTCTAAATTCTTCTTGGACTTCCTTACCTTCAACTTCACGAACAAAATGACGATGGCCCCCAATCTCTAGATTCAATTTTTCTGCTCTATTTTTTGCTCGTTTTTTATCTTTATATGGTTTTCCAAGTGCTATTGGTTCTGCATCACTTGGGCCATGTGGATGTGGGCCATAAATTTGATATGGCATTTCCATTAATATACCATACATCCACTCATCCGACATTGATTCATAAATCTCAAGAGCAGAATTAACACTTTCTGTGTATCCCTCATTTATCAGATAAGAAACAATTATATTTTGAATATCCAAATCTTCTTTTACCTCAAACTTTAATTTCCCCCCTCTACCTTCTCTTCTTTTTGCTTTTTCTTGTTCTTCTGGAGAATTTGGATCTGGAACTACTCCAGGACCAACGCCTTTAAATACACTACCGGCTTCACCGGCAACTGTTCCAGATCTAACATTAATTGGCTGAGAGCCTAGATCTCTTGCCTCATAAAGATCCAATAATTCTTCAAATTCATCATCGTCCAGTTCTCCCAAAAGATATTCTGCGTCTTCATAAGAATCCGCATATCCTTCAAAATAAACAAATTTTAAAAGTCTATTATATTCTTGATTCATTTTTTTTATTATTTACATTTATTGAATATTTATAAAAAAAATTGATCAATGATTCGGATCTGTAATGGTACCAGTGTGAGTAACTGGTCTTAATGGAGAAACATTTTTTTGTTTTTGTTTGGGTGAAAGATTTCTTGCGACTCCATGTTGATATCCCCTATCATCTACTGTACCCATTCCAATTCTACTATTCAGAGATCCTCTTCTTTCCCCAACTGGAGATGAGCTAATTTTAGTTCCTGGTTTTGCTCTAGATGCAATTAAAGATTTAATCGTCTGCATTTCTCTTCCAGTTGATATTCTATTTTTTGTTTTTCCAGTTAATTCTGTATTTTGAACAAAATGATTGGGTCCAACTGAAGTGTAACTAACTTTTATTGGATGTTTTTTTGATGATACCTCAATATTATCTCCACTTTTTTTAAACTCATAGTCTGGATGATTTGGGTTATTAATTGGCTCCGCAAATCTTTTTGCTGATGTTCTTACTGTCTCTATTTTTTCTGGTGTTATTTTTGAATTTGTCTTTGCCTTTTCTCTGGCTTTTTGCATAGGAGTTTTTCCAGATCCTGATAATTTTTGCATTGGAGGTTTCCATGCATCTGCAATAAACTCAGAATATGTTTTCATTTTACTAGACCAGAATAAAAATATTTATAAGGATCAATGAGCTAAATACTACAGAGAATAGGGATAGAAACCCCTCTAAAAGTTCTGATTCAAAAGATCAGGAGAAAACATCATGGGTAAACCATCAGACCGAAACGCAGAATATATGTATTCTACGTGGGGAACAACAAAACTAGTTACAGATTACCAACAAACAGAATTAATTTCTGAAATCATGAATGATGATTACAGAGAAAAAAATAATAAGTTTAAATGTCAGAATGAATTACATCAAAAAATTCGTAATGATTCAGATTATGACGATTGGGATTATGGAATGGAACCAGTTTCATTAATAGGATAAATATATTAGATTAAAATATATCAATGCCAATAGAACGAATTAGCAAACAATTTAAAGATATTAGTTTATCTTTTAGTGTAAATCCACTCAATTATGACCTAGTAGTCATTAAGAATGAGACTGCTATTGCTCGTTCAATTAGAAATTTAGTATACACAACTTTGGGAGAACGTTTTTTTACTCCTAGTTTGGGCTCTAACGTAACTAGAGCCCTTTTTGACAGTTTAGATTCAATTACTGCAGATGTAATACAATCAGAAATAAAAACTACAATTGATAATTATGAACCAAGGGTGAATTTAATATCAGTAAATGTAACTCCAGATTATGATACTTTAGAATTTAATGTTACTATTACTTATGACATTATTGGTATTGATGCATTAAGACAACAACTACAATTTGCACTCTTGCAATCCAGGTAAATGGCCCTTGTAAATTTTTCGAATCTAGATTTCGAACAAATAAAAATCTCAATTAAAGATTATTTAAGATCAAATTCCAATTTTACGGATTATGATTTTGAAGGATCTAATATGTCTGTCATTATTGACATGTTGGCATATAATACTTACATAAATTCCTTCAATGCGAATATGTTAAGTAATGAGGTTTTTATTGATAGTGCAACACTTAGAGAAAATGTAGTATCATTAGCAAGTAATATTGGATACTTACCAAAATCAAAAACCTCAGCAAGAGGAACAATAACCTTCAGTGTAGATACGAGCACAATTAGTTCTGAACTTACTCCATCTACAATTACATTAAAAAAAGGAACTGTTTGTACTTCTTTATCTTCATATAATGGTGAAACATATACATTTATTATAAAAGATGATGTTACAGTTCCAGTTCAAAGTAATATTGCAAGTTTTAATGATATTCAAATATACGAAGGATCTTATCTCGTAAATACTTTCACTGTTAATTCATATGAGTATAGACAAAGATTCATATTAGATAACCCAAATATTGATACTTCTTTAATTTCAGTTTCAGTTAGAGGAGCATCCGAAGAAATATCATATAAATTTAATTTGGTAGATAATTTAACCGATGTCACTCCAACCTCGAAAGTATTTTTTGTCAGAGAAATTGAAGATCAAAGATATGAATTAATCTTTGGTGATGGTCAATTTGGACAAAAATTAAACAATGGAGACTTCATTGAAGTATCTTATGTTGTGACAAATGGAGAATTGGGAAATGGAATTCCTGCGGTTTCCTTTAGTGGCAGATTATATGATAACAATGGAAGAAATATAACTGATGGTATCTCATTTACAACTCTGACTGAATCAACAAAAGGAGGAAATGATATTGAAAGTGTGGATTCAATCAGAAAGTATGCACCAAAATTATATTCCACTCAAAATAGAGCCGTTACTCCAAGTGACTACGAAACAATCGTTCCTTTGGTGTATCCAGAAATAGATTCTGTATCTTCTTTTGGTGGAGAAGAACTGAGTCCACCACAATTTGGTAAGGTATTTTTGAGTATTAAGCCAAAATTTGGAGCATTTTTATCAAATAGCACTAAAGATGAGATAAGAAGAAAATTAAAAAAATATTCTGTATCTGGAATTGGAATTGAAATTTTAGATTTAAAATATCTTTATCTGGAAATAAATTCTTATGTATACTACAATTCAAATACAACATTAAGTACAGATCAATTGGCAGAATCAATTCGTCAAAATGTTAAATCATATTCAGAGTCATCCGATCTTAATAAGTATGGTGCAAGATTTAAATATAGTAAATTTCAAAAGTTAATAGACAATACGAGTTCATCTATAACATCAAACATTACTACAGTCCAAATAAGAAGAGATTTGAGACCTGTACTGAATAAATATGCGGAATATGAAATTTGTTTTGGGAATGAATTTTATTCAGAAAGAACAGATGGATACAATATAAAATCTTCTGGTTTTAAAGTTGATGGAATTTCATCAACTGTTTATATTTCTGATAAGCCAACAAAAGGAACAACTTATGGTAATGTGTTTTTATTCACTTTAGATATACAAAATAATCCACAAATACTAAAAAGTTCCGTAGGAACAATTGATTATAAAAAAGGTGAAATTAAAATAAATCCAATAAATATAGTATCTACTTTAAAAAATACTGGCGGAGAACCAATAATAGAAATATCTGCAATTCCAACATCAAATGATGTAATAGGATTACAGGATTTATATTTACAACTAAATTTAAATGATTTTAATGTAGAAACAAGACAAGATAATATTGAGTCTGGGTATGATATATCTGGAACTAATTATATCACAACATCTAGTTATGTCAACGGAGATCCTGTAAGAAGCTAAAAATGAAAACAAAAATAGATATCTCGCTACTAATAGAAAATCAACTCCCTGCATTTATAAGGGATGAATATCCAACATTTGTTGAGTTTTTAACTGAATATTATAGGGCAATAGAATCAAAAGGAAATCCAATTGATATCATTAGAAATATTGATAGTTATGTTAAATTAGAAAATTTAACTAATTTACCGTCATCTACTACCCTTACTTCCGATTTGGTAAGTTATGATGACACAATATTGGTAACTAGTACAGAAGGATTCCCAGATACATATGGATTGGTTCAAATTGACTCAGAAGTAATATTATATCGATCAAAGACAAGCACTTCATTTTTAAATTGTAGCCGTGGATTCAGTGGAACAACTGGCTATGTAAATGGAGAATTAGTATTTTCAGATACAGTAGCCGATAATCATCTATCTGGCGTAGATGTTATCAATTTAAATCAAATTTTACTGGAAAATTTTCTCTTAAAATTAAAAAAACAAATATTTCCAGGGTTTGAAAACAAAGAATTATATCGAGATGTAAATCAAAGATTGTTTATATCTAGATCAAATGATTTTTATTCAGCAAAAGGTACCGTTAGTGCGTTTGAAATTCTATTCAAGGCATTATATGGAGAAGAAATTAGCATAATAACACCAAAAGATTACCTATTTAAGCCTTCTGATGCACAATATAGAATAACTAAAGACATTATTGTTGAGCAAATATCAGGAAATGCTCTAGATTTAGAAGGAAGAACTCTATTCCAGGATCAAACAAGCATATCAAACAAAAGTTATGGTGCAATTACTAGAGTAGAGCCAATAACTAGGAATAATGTCACATATTATAGACTAAGTTTAGATTATGACTACAAAAAAGACATCAATTTGGTTGGAGGAACAGTATTTGGTGAGTTTTCTATCACCCCAAGAGCATATTCACTAAAAGAAATACAGTATAATGACAATTACATTGACGTTGATTCCACAATTGGATTTCCAAATTCTGGTGAATTGGTAGTAAATACCGGAATAGTAACTTATTCCGACAAAAATATAGCTCAATTCTTAAATTGTACTGGAATTACTACATATTATCCAATAAAAACTGAAGTAAAATTGAATGAGTATGCATATGCAGACGAAGGTGCGATTAAAGTAAGAATTATTGCTACCATATCAGATGCAGATACTCTAGAAAATTCATATTTGTATCAACCTGGAGACAAAACAAAAGTATTAACTTATGGTTATAACTTTCAAGGACCAGATTATAATAATTGGATCTTTAATATATCACCAAGTATAGACGCAAAAATTACAAATATCACCATACTAACTGGTGGACTGAGAAGGTATGAAGTAGAAACTATAGATGATAATACATTTTATATCAATGATAATATAGAATTAGAATATATTGATGGAAATAATATAAGGCAGATTGGAATATTCTCAATAAAAAATATAATTATACCAAAGAAAAAATTTCAATTTGACTCCACAAATGACATAGTTGAAGTATTAAATGTTAACAAAATAATATCAAAATTTAATGATACGCCATATAATGCAAATGTACAAAATGTGTATGGTGATATAACACAGACTGATAATCTTTACGTTTGTTCAAACTCATTACCAAAATATCTGACTTATCCTAGTGACAATTTAGAAATAGATTATCAAGTCAAAACTCTAACCGGAAACTACGGTAATATAGAAGTAGATACTCTTGTTATTGAAAATCATGGATTTTTGACGGGAGAAGAAGTAGTTTATTTCCCTGGATCTGGATCAAATAACATTGGAATAACAACAAATAGTTATTTTGTAAAAAGAATAACAGAAAATAAATTAAAATTAGCTAAAAGTAGGGAAAATATTTACAAATCAGTATATGTTGGAATCAATTCTACTTCATATTTAACTGGAACTGACAATAAATTACTGCCAGCAAGATATGTTAAAAATTTATCACAGATAAAAAATCTAACTCAACAGGCATTAATTAGAAATATTGCACCAATAGTGTCTACGGAAACAAAAGATATTACAGATCCTGGATATATTGGATTGCTGATAAATGGGGTTGAAATTTTAAACTACAAGTCAGAAGATTCCATATTTTATGGTCAGTTAAATGATATTAAAGTGGCTGCATCAACTGAAGACTTTGATGTATTAAATCCACCTACAATTCAAATTACTGATTTAGACTCAAATAATAACCCAATTGGCATTGGAGCATCCGCATATTGCAATGTTCAGGGATCATTAGCTAGAATTGATATACTAAATCCTGGATTTAATTATGATACAGAACCAAAAATAGAAATAGTAGGTGGAAATGGCTATGGTGCATCAGCAAAGGCAAATTTAATTCCATATACTTATGAGATCTCTTTTCCTTCTTCTTTAGTTAACACATTACAAAATCGCATTGGATTTGGAACATATCATAATTTCTCAAATGGAGAAAAAGTAACTTACAACAATAATGGAAATACTTCTATAGCTGGATTAAATTCAAATTCAAATTATTATATTTCTGTTTTTAGTTCAACCGAAGTAAAATTACATAAGAATTTTGAAGATGCAATATCATCAATCAACGAGATTCAATTAACTTCAGTTGGATATGGAGTACAAAGATTAATATCTACAAATAAAAAGAAAAAAATTGGATCCATAAAAATTACAAACTCTGGATATGGTTATACTAAAGGAATATCAGTTGCATCTCCATCTGATATTGACATAGAAAGAAATATAATCACAATAAAAAATAATATTTACTCTACTGGAGAGAAAATAAAATATTCTTATTCTGGAACTTCAATTTCTGGTTTATCAAC